CATAAATGATATTAGGAAACAACATCGGTTTGATTTCATTATTTCTATATTTGGCAACTACTTTATGAGGAAACTCAGTGATATCTACCACAACAAAAGCAGAGTAATCCTCTCCAACTCCCCTTGCTACGTCAACTGTCATCACATAATCATGCTTATCTTGAGATGGTTCATAGACATCCAATCCAGCGTTTCTTTTGATTGGATTGTCATAGATGAGAGTTCTTAATTTACTCGGAGCAATCAGAGTATCAACTGATCCTAAGAACTCACATTCAAACTCAACTTTAAACTGTGCTTCAGACGTGTTAGCAATTGTAGTTGCTTTCCATTTTTCATCTCTACCTGGAACTTCTGACCAGTGGACATCAGTTGGTACGTATTCGTTTTCACCTCTCTCCGCATCATGCCACATGCGGTAGAAATGATTCATACCATGTGGCGTTGAAACTATGATGACTTTTGTGCTTTTACCAGAAGTAATAGTAGGATAAACAGATGCAAAGAAGGAATCAGCGACGTGATTTGGAACGAACGCGAATTCGTCGAGGAATAAGATATTGAACGACATGCCTCGGACAGCACTCGCAGATGTAGAAGCTGCCAATATCTTACTGCCATTTTCTAACTCCAAAGAACCTCTGTTCCATACTAGCACACCTTGCTGCATCCATTTCGGCAAGTTTTCATATGCTGTCTGAAGTCTTCCTAAAAGTTCTCTCGCGGTTGCTGCTTTGTTAGCGAGGATACCAATATTAACACTATCGTTAAAAACTGCATAGTGGAGCAAGTAAGATACGACAGTTGTAGATTTGCCTGTCTGCCTAGGCATCTTACAAATGTTAAATCTATTACCATGAAAGTTATTGATTAGTTTTTCTTGAAAATCATATGGTTGAAAAGGGACTAGTCCCTCATCAAGAGAAACAATCTTAACATAGTTTTTTGCAAAATAAACAGGATCCTCCTTACATTTCAGAAACTCAAGAACTTGTTCCTCAGTAAACTCAATAGGAGTATTCGCTTTTTTTAGGTTAGGATTACCAAGATATACTTCACTCATAAATCAATCAGCAATTCCACGCTCTAAGTGATTTATTGATTCTGCTATCTGGGTCGTTTGCAGTTTTCTTTGAAGTTAACTTCTTCTTCATCCCTTTCATTCGAGCGCAGAATGACGCTCTACGGGGATTTCCAACCTTCTTGCTAGGTGCCTTAAGGTCGCTTCCTGGATTCTCTCTTTCGTAAGATTTACGTCCTTTTTCGTTAAGTCCGCCCTCTTTGTTTTTTCCTGCTTTTTTGGTCCATGCTGCTCCTTCTGCATGGAGAACCGGTTGCCCTGGTTCATATTCGGATACCTGGTAGCTTTGTACTTTTGCGCCAGGATATACAGTTTCAATCGTTGATTGAATTTCTGCTCTGCTAGGAACCTTAACTGAGGGGAAGAACATCTTGATCATATAGAATTTGCCTCTCCAATTCAGAGAGACTGCTATGACGTTACCAGTCTTGGAAGGCATTCTTACTGCCTCTTCAACCATGTCAGGGCATTCCTTCTTGCCATGCACCGGACACTCTTCACCTTTCTGGTTGTGCATACAACCTTTCTTTTCATCAATCAGTTCAACTTCTTCTTTCTTGGTTTTTTTCGCTTTTGCTTCGGCATCTTTCTTGGCAAGATACTGTAATCTTTCATCACGCAATCTCTTGCTTAATGAACCTCCCATACCGCCAGCCATTCCATAATATTCATCAAGTTCAACTTCTTCTTTCTTGGTTTTCTTAACACAGTTTGGATATCTCTTTCCAAACATGGTCTTCATACCTTTTTTCTCATAACCTTTCCAACACTTCTCATCAAGTTCAAATTCTTCTTTCTTAATCTTAGACTTGTTTCCCCAGTTGGCAGCACCAACTTTACGACATTTGACTAGTGCTCCTGACGCATATGCACTTGGCCAAACAGAGTAGCGTGACTTGACTTTGTGGTAGCAAGCATCTTTCTTGCCTTCCTCAATATCAATTTGGTCACCTACTTCAACGTTGTTTTCTTCAAACCATCCGCGATTTACCTCTAACGCGCACAGAACTTCTCCCTCAGAGAAGACTGGATTCTCGTCGAACGGTTCTAATTCTTTAATGCTTTCGATTGTACCATCCTCTCTGATGAAAGCAATATCCAGAGGGATTCTGGTTTCAGTCATGTGGAATGACTGTTGTGCAACTTCTTCAAAAATGAAGAGCATTCCGCTATTAGTATCTAAACTTTCACGGAACATGAGACCTAAGTTAAAGTCTCTAATATTATTAGGAATTTCAATATTAAGTGGTAAGGTTACGAAATCAACAGACTCTTTTACAGACTTCATTTTTTTCTCGTTTGCAACACTGTGATCTTTACCGGTTCTAAATTTGGAATCTGGACCAAACCCAGATTTAGCAGAACCATACTTATCTTGCATATGTCGAATCATACGCTTGGATCTATCATATTTGTCAAGACCCTGCTTATCCCGCATAACTGCTTCATCCATTTTTTTCTTTGGTTTATCAGTTGAAACGTATGTAGGTTTTGCTGCTCCTGATTTTTGTGGTTGATTAGGATCAGCAGCTCTTTTTCTTCTTTGTGCTGAGAGTCTTTCTGATTTACTCATACTTGCTCTCTTCGCAGAAGAAACGCATTTAGGTGTTGACTTTTGACCGGGTTGTCTAGCACAGGGTTTACCTGAAACTACTTGAACCCAACCTTTCTTACCATCTTTTGATTTAGACTTACCAAACCAATCACGAAGACCTTCTTCATCAATAGTCGCACCATTTTCTTTACGAAGCATTCCTTCAGGATCAACCATGAATCCCTTTGGAATTGGTTTGCAAACTTTGTCTGTATAGCAGTAGTATTGTCCTGCTTTACATCTTCCGTTTTCTTTTGCTTCGTTCATTTTTTTGGTCTTCTTCTTCATAGCGTTGATGTACTTTCTATAGACCGCTGCTTCTGAAGTCTTACCCATTTCTCTTGCTCTCTGTTCCATGGCAACTGCTGCCTGGATTTTGTGAGCATGAGATCTTGATGAATTACGAATCTTAGAAACAGATGCTTTAGCGGTTGCAACATCCTTAAATCCAAGTCCATGAATCGTACCTTTTGGATTTTCATCCGTGTAAAGGTCAGAGTGCTTTTTGGAATTTGCTGGTTGTCCAGGTTTTCTTGGAATACGAGGATTGCTCATTCAACTGGTTTTGATTTGGTTTTACCACCTGCTGCTCTTTTTTTACGTCCAGCACAGTGTGCCTTCTGAGAGAATCCTTTCGGATTTGAACAGTCAATACTCTTTTTATATTTATTAGACCAAGACTCTTGAAATTGTTTGAAAGATTTCATTAGAAGACTCCCATACCAAGTCCAAGTGTTACGCCTGGCAGTTCGATCCAGTTCGTTCCATCGTAGAAGTTCATTTTCTTTGTAGTGGTGTTAAAGATAATCGCACCCTCTCCAAAAGTTGCTGCATCTCTTGCTGTAGTTGTATATTTCGGAACATAAAGTGCTGAAGAAACTGTTGCAACACCAACAGATACCGAGTCAAAAGTTGGTGTTGAAGACGCCGTAATTGTTGCCGCCGCGCCTGAGGCAGTTGCTGTAATATTATCTCCGACAAAGTTGACGGATACAACTGTTCCGGCAGTTCCTACTGTACTACCTTCTTCTCTGATTGTAATACCAGAGATGACAGATCCGCCACCAACACCAGTCAGTCCGGTGCCATCACCAATAAATGCATTTGCTGTGATAATTCCAGATACATTTATGTTCTGACCAGATATCGCAGGCAAAGTAGAAACGCCTGTAACATCTAGTGTGGTTACAGATGCGATTCCGCCGATTACATCAGTTGCAACACCTGCTGTAGTTGCAAAAGTAGATATACCTGCTGTCAGAGCAAACGTTGCTTCGGTCGCTAAACCAGCAGTAACTGCATAAGTTGCTTCGGTCGCCAATCCTGCGGTAACGGCATATGTTGCTTCAGTAGCGAGACCTGCTGTTACGGCGTAGGTTGCTTCAGTTGCTAATCCAGCGGTAACAGCGTATGTTGCTTCTGTGGCAAGACCTGCATTAACAGCGTAAGTAGCAGTTGTTGCTAAGGTTGCAGTATCTGCGTTTCCTGTAACATCACCAGTTACATCACCGGTAATATCGCCAACAAAACTAGATGCAGTTACGATTCCTGTTGAAAATATATTGGATGATGTAACTACACCTAATGTTGATACCCCAGCAGTAACAACTAAACCACCAGATGTAATTCTAACCCCAGTTCTTGCAGTTACAAGGCCAACTGAATCAACATTCTTTACATCTTCATATGTAATTGTGCCACCGATAGTGACATTACCGGAGAACTCTGCAGATGCTGCTGTAATAATGCCAACAGTAATGTTAGGTGTGCCGGTAAGTCCTTGAGCATTTGTTGCTGTGGTTGCTGATGTCGCAGTATCAGCATTACCTGTGACATCTCCGGTTACGTCACCAGTAATATCTCCAACAAAACTTGTGGCGGTTACAATACCAGATACGTTTATACCACTTCTAGCGGTAATTTGAAATGGAGTGTCAACTAAGTTTGAGTTGAGGAACGATGAGTTCCCCATGTATCCATGACTGGAACACTGGTAATGTAAAACTAGTGGTGTTGAATCTGTTACCAGAATCTCTGTATATGCACCAGAACTACCAGCAGTTCCGTTTGTGGTAACGTTAGTTGTATATGCTGTGGTTTTGTCTGCCTCTAGATAAAAACGAAGAGGATGTCCACTATTTGAACTATCAGACTGATCAAATCTATAAGTTTTGCCTGGAAGAAGTGTAAGGAATGGAGATTCTATCCCGTCTAAAAAATATGCGCTACTAGAACCACTTCCATGATAACGGTGGTTAGTTGTCTTGCTATCAACTGTGGTGACAAATGTTTCCGTTGTAGAACTTGCTGCTCCAACTAATGATTTAAATCCAGAAAGTCTTTGAGCAGTGGTTATACCAATAACAACATTTGGTGTACCAGTAAGTCCTTGAGAAACTGTAGATATACCAGCAGTTTTAGCAAACCCAGCACTCACAGCATCAGTAGCGATTCCTGCTGTGGTGGCAAAGGTAGCGATTCCCGCCACAGAGGCATAGTCAGAATCTCCACCATCACCGCCAGATGCATCAGCACCAACAAAAGTTTTAGTTGATGCTTGATACTTTAAGAACTTACCATCAACTAACGCTGTATCTCTATCAACATCATCAAGAAACTCAAGACGAACTTCACCACCACCACCTTGTGCATTTACAAGATTTTTGAGGTATTCTAATTCTCTCCTAATCTTAATAATCTCTGGATCACTAATGTTCTCTTGAACTTCTTCCTTTGACTTGATTGTCTCAAGAATTTTAAGTGCATGATCAACGGTATCCTCAGGAATCTCCTCTGCTTCTTCAGAAATTTCTTCGGGTTCTTCTTGCTCCTCTACAACTGGTTCAGATGGTTTGAGTGGTTCTGGCGTAATTAAATCAACAACTTCAAACGCTACATCACCATTAGCATCTTCAATTTCAAGTTTTTCCTCATTTTTAGGTTCAGAGTACAACCACGACTCAAGTGCTTTTACTTGTCTTTTTTCTTTTGCCTTCTTCTTTTTATCTTCCTCTAATTTTTTCTTTTTCTTCTTTTTATCTTCGGCAACGGATGTTTTTACTTCTGCAAATAAAGAGTCAATATTAATCTCCCCAACAAGAGATTGGAATTCTTCTTCCTTCTCTTGTTTGGCTTTACCTATGAGGGAAAAAAATTCTCCTAACTCTGTGCTCATTTTTTATCCTTTTCTTTCAACAGTTTTGCTAATTCTGCAGTAGATCCAACAAACAAAGCATTATTAACTGTGGATGGTCCACGAACTTGTTTATCTTCTTCAACGTCCTTCAGTTTTTTCTGAAGATCCATCAACTTGTCTGTAGCGTCAGAAACACTCTTGATAAGTTGTCCTGCAACTTCATATGCACGAGGTTGATCAGATTCCTGTGCTAGTTCAAGAATACCGTTGATTGCTTCTTGACCTTTCTCAATTATAGAATACAAATTACCTCTAGTATACTCATAGTCCTTTTTAATGTCATCAACCTGAGCAGTAATCTTTTTAGGTTTGATGGGAGAAACCTCAGGAAGAACTACTTCACTATCAACGTTGAATGTTTCGTTTAAATCGTCAAAACTCATAATCCGTCAAATCCTCCAGTCAGAGTGCCGCTAAATCCAAAGTCATCACCCTCTTCAATCAGAGCATTATCTGAGGAGTCAATTACAAATACACCATCACCCTTGAGGTGAGTGACTGCAGCAGTATTATATTGACCTCTAAGAACAGAAAGTTTAGTGCCGTCAATTGATTTAATGAAGATAGTCTCTCCATTTAGATCAACATAAGTCTTCTCGCTCAGACCACTTGCGCTATCAACGCTGATTGTCTTAGCAGTCTTAGTGACATCATCTGCCAGGTTGGTGATCGCATCACCCGTATAGTTTTTGATTGCTCTTGGTTCGACAGAATAAGTAAGTGCTCTTGTAGTATTTGAAGTGTCTGTGCCTGTGAGATAATTGACAGTTGCCTTCTTGATGATATCCTTCGTTGCAGAGGAAACAGGACCAAACAGGTATGTCTTTGCAGTAAATCTTAAAGTATAAAGTAAGACTCTTCTCTTTGTAAAATCACCTTCGTAGTCATCTTCCATGGTGATATTTTCAAGAACCACGGGAACATCTTTCTTTTCTTGAATTGTTGACACTAGTTCAACAGTAAGATTATATGCTGGTTGAAAGTATGGTAATATCTGTTCTACGATTTGAAGAGCATCATCATTTAACTTGGTCATGATTGCCAGTTCAAAATTCATGTTGTATGGAACTGGCATGAATGCCTTTTTAGTCTCTGTTCCGTCGTCAGGATCTTTAACTGTAAACTGTTGAGTAGTCGTTACTTTTCTGGAGGGATCGTAAGTAAGTCCTGTGAACTCAAACGACATTCTTGGAAGATTAATTGCCGTTGGTTTGTTGAGATCAGGTGACTGCTCTATTCTTGCTAAAAACTTTTGAGTTGGACCATAGGCCAAGGGAACTTTTACAACAGAATTATCCTGCTGAATCGTTACGTTATTGAAGAGGGTTCCAAAGGATATGATTGTCCTCCTCAAAATTTCGTTATAAAAGTATCCAAACATGTTAAGACCTTATGACAATAAGTAGTCCGACTAA